ATTTACTTCGCCGCAATGTCAGCATCAGTTGATCTAGCTAAGAAAGAAGGCGCATACGAATCATTTGAAGGTAGTCCGCTTTCTAAGGGAGAATTTCAATTCAATCTATGGGGTTTCTCAGATGAGCAGCTTTCAGGACGTTGGGATTGGGCAAAGCTTCGTAAAGCGGTCATGAAGCATGGAGCTAGAAACTCTTTACTTCTTGCGCCAATGCCGACTGCTTCTACCGCTCAAATCATGGGTAACAATGAAGCATTCGAACCATTCACCTCAAATATCGGAACACGCCGTACCCTTGCTGGAGAGTTCGTTACAGTTAACAAGCATCTAATTAAGGACCTTATTGCTCTTGATCTTTGGTCTGATCAAATGAGAATGAAGATCATTAAGGAAAACGGATCGATTCAAAATATTCCTGAGATCCCAGTTGAACTTAAGGAGATTTACAAGACCGTTTGGGAGATCAAACAGAAAGACTTAATAGATATGTCAGCCGACCGAGGTCGATTCATCTGCCAGTCTCAGTCGCTAAACCTGTTCATTAAGGATGCAAACACAGCTAAGTTGACTTCAGCTCACTTTCATTCTTGGAGAAAAGGTCTTAAGACTGGAATGTACTACCTCAGAACTGAGAGCGCAAACGATGCTATTCAGTCGCTTGGTGTAGACATTTCGAAACTTAATGTTCAAGATGTAACCGTTGATCTAGAAAACATCAGTTGTTCTTTGGACAATCCAGAAGATTGTCTTGCTTGTGGATCATAAACACTACTAATAAACCTACAGAAGAAGGGAACCTCAAAAGGGTTCCCTTTTTTATTTCAAGTCAGATAAATAATCTTACAAAAAGAGAACATCTCATGAAGATTTTAAAGTTTACCGAATTTAACGAGTCAGTAGTCAACGAGGATGAACTTCCACCGCTTCCAGATTTAGGAGCAATGGGTGGAGCACCAGCAGACGGTGCTGCTCCAGAAGGAGAGCCGGCTGCACCTGCTGCCGCTAAGAAATACGTATTCATTTTTATTACAGCAGATAAGGACTGGGCAGCAGAATATCCAACTGGTGGAGGAATTAAGAAGTATAAAAGATACCAAGTCAACTCAGCCGATCTAGATAAATGGATTGAAGAGAAAAAACTCACAAGCCGCGCAGAAGAGATCAAAGATTCTCTTACTGGAGAGAAAGAAATGGAAAAAGACCTGTTCTTTACCCTTAAACAGGGATTGCGAGATAAATCATTAGAGTATAAAGAGCTTGGCGAAATCGATGTCGAGTATGATTCTGATAATACTCCATACACTGACAATCTTGACGTAACTTTCCTTAAGGCCGCAAAGACTGAAAAGGAAACAAAGAAAGAGGAGGAAGATAAAAAAGAGGAAAACTCCGAAACTATTCAACCTACAGCAAATGATCAAGCTTAAAAGATTTAATGAACATACCCAACCTGCAAGCTATACAAAGCTCTCAGCTCTCGGCCAAGACTTTTTAATAGAATCGTCTTCTCGTGGATGGAGGACCGGTCTGCTGGAGAATGGTAAATTTATTGAGCTTTCGAAATGTTCATCTAAGACTCAAGCTTTTGTCAAAATTCGAGAATCAGCAATCAGCTGCTATCGCCAATTTACCGATGTAATCAATGAGAACGGCACTCCATCTTGGATCGAAAACTCAACAACCAAAATCATATCAAATCCAAATGTCCTTAAATTTGGAGCTATTGATGAGATAGTTAACCACGAACATGGAGTAACCTTATTATTCAAGGACATTGAGTTTTCTGCAGAGCTTGATGATCTAAATTACGATGCCGCTCTACAGACAGACGTATCAGTCGAAATAATTTTTTCAAACTTCAATGACGAAGAGACTGGCCTAATTGATATAGGTCTACAAGAGTATCCAATTAGATACTCGATAGACATTGTAATTGAGACTAATAGCTGGAACGACACTATAACAGAGTTCAATGTTCAAGATTGGAAGTCTTGGTATTTTAGTCCAGACGAAATTTCGGAAATAAACAATGACGGTGATCCTGGAGATACTGTTGTCAAATTACTTTTTAGCAAAGTTTCAACCTGGTATGAACAAAGTAAAGCTTCTACTATGGTAAAACTTGAAAAACTAGCTAAAACTCGTAACCATAAAGGTTAATATTCACCAATCGACACCCCAAGTTAAAACCTTTTTGATTCATACTGTATAATATTGAAAAAATCCAATACGTATGACACCAGAATGGTTAAATGCCTTGAAGACAGCAGTTGCTTCACTAGAAGAAGAAGCTGAAAAATTCTATGTAAAAGGTAACAAGTCGGCAGGAACTAGAGCTCGTAAAGCATTACAAGAAATCAAGACCTTGAGTCAAGATGGCCGTAAGCATATCCAAGAAGCTCGTGTAACTGAAGCTAAGTAATCCGAAAAACCTTTAGCAAAATTTCACGATGGGATGGGTATCGAACAACTCATCCCATTTTTTATGAAAACTATTTTAGTAAACCTTAGTACAATCTATTAAATCATAAAAAAATCTTTAAGAACAATGGAAGATCTCTTTAATCTCAATCCGGACGACTTTTCAGGCAAAGCAGCCTCACAAGCTCGTAAAGTAGACGAGAATGTCTACAACCCAGGCCCTGATCAGGGTCAAAATGGCGTTTACAAATCAGTAATTCGCTTTGTTCCATGGGCAGCTGACCCATCTAAAAGTAAGTACAAGAAGTACGCTGCAAAACTTGTCAATCCTTTGACAAATGAACGTATCGTAATTGATTGTCCTTCTACAATTGGAAAGTCTTCGATCTTATGGTCACTTGACCTTGAGCTTCGTAAGCTTGCGAACGAAGAACCTGAAATCGTAAAAGAAATTCAGAAGCACTTCAATCGCTACTACAATTACTACTCTCCAGTTTACATCAAGAGAGATCCTCAGAACCCGGGTCTTGAAGGTCAAATTAAAGTATTCTCTTACGGATACACGATTGACAACTTGATCCAACAAGAGATCAATCCAGAAGCAGAGCTTGTCTCAGTTTCTAAAATCAATCCGTTCTCATTGACTGAAGGTAAGGACTTTGTGCTCGTAGTTAAACGTAAGACTAAAGCATGGAGAGACTTCTCTTCTTCAAAATTCATGAACGAGGTATCTCCTCTAATCGTGAAGCATCCAACTAAGGGCACAGATATTCCTATCAGTGATGATCCTAAAGTTCGCGGCTTTATCTCCGAGTTCCTTAAGAACAATACGCCAGACATGTCTGCTTACCACTACAAAGAATGGACTGACTCTGACTATGAAAAAGTTGCAGAGTATATCAAAGCAATCGTTCCTTACAAGCAAATCATCGATAACCTCGTTGCCGGCATGAAGGACGAAAAAATGAAGGCGTTATTTACTAATGCTGGTTCTTCAAAATCGTCTATGAAAAAGACATCTGCTTTGGATGACGATTTAGAATTTACACCAGCGTCAGCTCCGGCCAAAAGCCAAAGCTTATCGGTAGATTTAGATGATGACGACTTTGGTGTAGCATCGGAACCGGCAAAAGCTGCTCCAGCTCCAACAAAGAGCACTCCATCAACTGATCTCGATGACGACATCTTCTCAGATCTTTAATTAAAAAAACCATATATTCAAAAATGGAAAACGTTGAACAAACAACCGCTGCGAACGAACAAGAAGTTCCAAAGGTAACTCTTCTTTCGGCTATTAGCTACACAAGTCGAGCAGACTATGAAGCTTTCTTGACAACAATGACTGGTGAGCACGCAATCGTAACTCTGATTGCTGCTGCAAATCATGCACAAAGTCGAGGAGCTTACAATCTTGATGAGGCTGAGCTTGTTGCTAAAGCAATTCGTAAATTGACTGTGCAGCCAGAGGCTCAAGCTGAGGCACCAGTTGAGGCAGAATCAGCCGAAGCTCCTGCAAAGAAAGCTGCTGCAAAATCTGCTCCTAAAAAACCAACGCGTTCGCGCAAACAATAAGAACATGAATTTAGTCATCGACGGAAACGCCTTTCTTAATGTCGCGTCAAGCATCGTTAAGAACATCCTACTCCAAGACAAGAGGATAGGAGAAAAGTACTACGTTTCTGACTTAACCGATGACGATAAGTTCATACTTAAACAGGCAAGCAAGGATTCTTTTCGAAGTTTTTCTCTAAATTACTTTGGAAGCATCCTTGCTCCTTTTAAGGACAACATTTCTTCAGTATTCTTTGTTTTCGACTCTAAAAGCTGGCGTCGTCAATACATCAAGGAACACTTTGAGTTTCATGGAGAGGGAGACTTTGCATATAAGGGCAAACGCACTTATGATGAGAAGATCTACCTTTTCTTTGATTACTTTCAACAGGAAATCTTGCCTTCATTGGCTGAAGAGTATGGAGTCATCCACAATCGGGTACTAGGCGCTGAGGGAGACGACCTTATTGCTTACATTTGCGAAAATATTCAAGAGGATATTTGCATTTGGTCAGTAGATAAGGATCTTATTCAGTTACTAGAAAGCGAGAAACGTAAAGTCATCTTAATTACACCTAAGATGATGACCAAATTCAAAAAGATCTACACAACTGAGGACTTCGACAAAATCGAACCCAAACCAGTTGATCTCTTCAATCTTGAAATGTCAGCAATTGATAACACGTCAGTAATAAATGTGCTGCATGATCTGACAAAGAAAGATTACAAGCATTTTCCAGTAGATCCGACTCTAGAGATCCTAACAAAGTTTCTAGGCGGTGACAGTTCCGATAATATTCCAAGAATCCATCCAAAGATGACTGCATCTAAGGTAACAAAGACTCTTGATAGATTAAAGGAACAGTGTGAGTGGAATAGTATTAAACCTGCGATTGATTCTAATGATCCAGTTTTCACTGATCTATTGGTCAATATTATCTGTGAATCGCTAAAGATAAACGACCCAGGTGAAAGACAGACGATCCAGAACAATCTTGGCCGTAATAAGACAATCATACGTTTACACACAAACGTTTTGCCAATCAAGTTAAGGTCAGATATTATACAGGCCGTTCGTTTGGAAAATCGCAGACGTTTCGACTACGTAAAGTTCAAAAAAAATTACAAGCAATAATCATGGCAAAAACCGGATTTTTACCAGCCTTTGAAAGAGTGCTAATTCTTCCAAATAAAAAAGAAGACGTTACTGAGACAGGCATCGTGCTACCAGTTGAGGCTCGAAAGAGACCGAATATTGGCACAGTTATTGAATGCGGACCTTTGGTTGCAGATTCAAAACTACCAATCAAAGTAGGAGATACAGTCCTCTATCAACGATATGCTGGAATGGACATCACGTTACATGGCGAGCTTTATCATTTGGTAATGGCTAATGACGTCCTCGGAATCTTTGATTCCCCAGAGGATGCAATCGGCGTAACAATTGGAGTTCAATAAATAACAATATGAGAAGACCATTACAATTCAATTCGTTCTTAGAATCACAAGAAAACTCTGGAGTCAGAATCTTTTGTGACCTAGATGGAGTCCTCGTCGATTTCGACAGAGGGTTCGCCGAGATACCTGAAAATTCAGATCAGCTATTGCCATCTGAATATGAGGAGGAGCACGGCAAAAATTCTATTTGGGCATTGATTGACAAGTACGGTGAATCGTATTGGTCTGAACTCTATTGGAAGAATGATGGTCGTGAGCTTTGGGACTATCTCGAAGAATACAAACCTATCATATTAAGTTCTCCTAGTAGAAGCCAAGATTCCATCACAGGAAAGACCAAATGGGTCAGACTAAACCTTGGAATCAAGCAACAGCC